CTAAGCCCTACTCCTCTATAGGAACCTCTCATTGAGGCTGTCTGCGGTTAACCGATTCCGCCCTTTCATGTTCCTTTTTCAACGCTCGGCGTGCGATAGTCGTCATCTTTATTTTATGTTTTTCTTTGTTATGTCCCCCCGGATTTGCTGAATTCTTCTATGTATATAAGTCCTGTGCGCCTGCATATTAGATTTCTTAATATCGCTTATTCGTAATGATTTAACCCGTTACTGACTTTTGCAACCTTTCGGCTTTAAGGATTCATTCAACTAATATACCTGTTTGAATGTCTTATTGAATACCCTTGGAATTTCTACCTCGATTATTTGTAAATAATTTCTATTTATTATTTGTTATTTACTTTATTGTATCTTCAATGTACCACTATGTCTGTTAATGAACAAACCCCCTCTTCACTAATTTCTAAAACTGTAAATACTGTTATGACTGATTCTCGATATGCCGCTCATGCTAATGCCCTTATTAATCAATCATATGATAATTCACCTTTTGATTTGACCGTTGCTGATATACCTTGGAATTTATCCCATCTCTTATCTAAACCTATCTTAGTTTCTGAATTTAATTGGCTTACTTCTATTGCTATTGGAAACACCCTTGCTGTTTTCAATCTTCCTGTTGCTATGAATTTTTCCCCAAATATGCTTACTAATATTTTTAACATTGCCACCTTTTTGCGCTGCGGTGTCCGAATTGAATTACGCATTAATTCTAATAAATTTCAGGCTGGTAATTTACTTGTTCAATGGAAACCTATGCTCCCATTATCTGCCCCTCATTATACTGTTTTTGATAACATACATTATGCCACATGCTTACCTCATGTCACTGCTTCTGCTGGAAAATCAAACACTGCTATTCTTGATATACCTTTTGCTGATATTTATTCCTGTTACTCTATCTTTCGGGATGGAGAACCCAATCTTGGTGAAATTGCTGTAATAGTACTTAATTCTCTTGTTGTTGGAGCCCAAGGTTCCCAGCAAGCAACATGTTCTGTATTTTGCTCCTTACTCAATCCTGAAGTTCGGCACCTGTTACCCACAAGTGCTGGCTTTGCTACCCCTTCTTTTTCTGATACTCCTGGCGTGGTTGCTCAAGGATTAGAGAAATCTAATTCTAAGAAACCAGACTCCGCTTCTAATCAAGGTGGAGTTTCAAAACTTTTTGGTGCTGGAAAATCAGCTGCACTTGCTGCTGCTGACTATGAAACTGGAAATATCCCTGGTGTGATTACTAATGGCATTTCTGCTATTAGTGGTGGAATTGATGCTGCTACTTCTTTATTTGCTGGTAATTTTGACAAACCTAATGTTAATCAGTTTCCTCAACCCTTTATTCGTAATACTATACTTAACCCCTCCCTTGGTGTTGGAGATGATACTGCCTCTGAATTAAATCTGTACCCCCATACTTTACATGCTCCCCCTCATTATTTTGCTGGTGCCTCTGCTGATGCTATGACTTTCAAATCACTTGTAACCAAACCTTCTATGATCTTTACTTATTCATGGAGTACTTCTGATAATGCTAATGCTAACATCTTTTCCTATCAAGTTTGCCCTTCTTCTTTTGGTACGAATCTTTCTGGATCTGTTATACAACCCTCCTGGCTTCAAGCTGTTGCTTCACACTTTTACCGTTGGCGTGGCACGATTGAAATTGAATTGCGAGTTGTTGCGAATGAGTTTTATACTGGACGTTTGCTTTTTGGATACACTGCTGCCCCTTCCATTTTGTATGATTCTGTTAATACTATACCTAATAACACCGAACTTCTTCAATTAAATTCTGCTGTCTTTGATCTACATGAAACTCATGTTTTGAAATATACTATACCCTTTAATTCTGATACTCCTTGGAAAAATACTTATCCCCTTGCTGATCAACTTGCTCCCACTCAAGATGCTTATAGTACTGTCCGTGGTTTCGGACACTCTGCTGGAATGATTTATCTTAATGTTTTGAACCCCTTAGTTGCTCCCGTTGATACTGCTGCCTCCATTGATATTAATCTTTGGGTGCGTGGTGGTGATGATATGGAATTTATGCTCCCCATAAAAACTATTGATCGATTTGCCTACACCCCAATTAATACCCCTACTTTGTTTATCTCTGATGATGATTCAATGGATGTTGAAGCTCAGGCTTTAGATGAAACTGAATCTGAGGATTTGGATAATATTGACCCTGTAACCCAACAAGAATCTGGTGATTCTGGTGCTGCTTTGCAAATTTCTGATAACCCTACCCCTGTCCAAGTCATGCCTGATATTGGACAATCCTATGTACATATTAAAGATTTGTTAAGACGAACCCAATTTCTAACTACTAATACTGGTGTTTTCCCTACTACTAACCCACAATTGTCTACCATGTCTATTGATATACCTGTTAGCCCTGTTGTTGCTCATATGTATTTTAATTCAACGACCCTTGCTAATGCCCCTGTTACCCACTTGTCTTATTTTTCATCTATGTATGCTGCGTGGAGTGGAAAATTACGTTATGTATTTGTTATTGATTCTCAATACCCCTGTGTTCTCAGCGTGGAACACTTCCCTAATCAATTTTATCTTAATGCCACAGCTGGTGCTGAAGTTACTGTGAATTCTGTTTCGCCTGGTGATGGACTTGCTTGGCAACTCATGAACACTCAATCACAACAAGCAATTGAAGTGATAGTGCCATGGGCCCAACGTAATCCATTGTGCTATACTGATTACAACGGATTGAGACGTTCTGGCCTTCCCTTGATAATCTCAAGTTTTGGTCAGGACATGCAATTAGGAAAGTTGATGAATGGATCTATACGTGTTGATGTGACATCTCAAGTTGCTCAACGTGTTAAGCTTGATGTATATATTGCTGCTGGTGATGATTTTTGCTTATATTACCCAACTGCCCCCCCCCCAATCGCGGCGGTGCAAGTAACATTGCCATCGTCTGGATTTCGAGCCCGTTTGTCTAAGAATGGTAACATTCTAAAACCAAACGATTCCGCAATTGAGAAATTAATTGCGAAGACTCGTACTCTGCGAGTATAAATAATCTTTGACTCTCTTTTAATGTTGGATTTACTGTGTCTTTAATTAGATGCTATATCAATAGAGCGCGATGAGTATGCTATTGATGAACAGCTAACCGGTGCATGGTTAGTAATATCTATAATTGGAGAACGTCGGCTGCTATCATTGGCCGACAGCCCCCCTTCTGCGAGAGAGAATGAGATCTTTTAACATCCTGGTTGCGTATTATTTATGAGATAATGCGTTGCCTGTTGGTGTAGAAGCCAACAAAACTTTGTATGCGATTTTGTTTAGATGAGTTATTGAACTAAGATTTATGTTTCTGCCTATCTGACCTCAAGACGACCCCTTCAAGAATGTTGTTTAGCCTTAGTCGGCAGGTCCGTTATTTTACGAATTGATGCTGGAACCTCTATATCTGTTATGTTCAATGTACAATACTCTATTCTTATTTGACCATATGATGCCCCTCATACCCTTGGATTTGACGTTGATTGGATTCGACGGCTGGTCGCCTTAGATGAATTTTATTCATAAAGACCCGGTGATGGCTCAACTAGTTAATATGAGCTCGTTAGTGGTGAGTGAACGTTATCGCTTACCCAAAAACCCAACCCGTTTTTCCCATTTTCAACCATGGCCACGACTTCAAAGATAACCCAATTTTCTTTCGACAGAAGTGCTCGTTCTATTGCCCAATTCGTGATTTCCCAATATAAGAATGACCAATTGCGATCTGCCTCTAATGTTTTTGAATATTTTGGATTTCTTAGATTTGTTAGAACCTCAGGTTCTCTTACTTTAGAGAATTTGACTGATGTTTATGAAGCTTCTTTAGCCTCATATGATAGATACCCTACGAACCATCGTTGTTTAGGATGTTCCGCTTTTGTTGGATCGTTTAGAGATTCAAAAGAGCATGCTCTTTATCATACCTTGTTGACCAAACATGTGGCGCGAGAAATTTATGGTTTCTTGCCTCCCACATATGATTATCGGTTGTCTTCTGAGACTCAACAGTATTTTACTGTGAGAGATCGGGAGATTAATCATTCTCTTCATCGACGTGATGAATATTGCCCCCATTGTTTTGTAAAAAATTCCCATTTTACTGTGGATCAACATCGTTTGATTCACATGCGAATTAATGACCCTGCTAGGAATAACAAATGTTACCGATGTGGCATACATTTGCGAACTGATTTGGATGCGTTGACACATTTTTGGAATCACAAGGAAGCTGCTGGATTTCGCTCTTTTTATAGAGTACCTCTAGCACAATCTGAGTGTGATATTAATGCTGCTAATAATATTCAAATGGATGGACGAACCGTTTTGGAAACTGTCTCACATGGACCTGATTCACTTGCTTTTTCAAAGCACGCTGGCTTGCGAGCTAAAGTGTGGAGAGAATATAAGAAACAATGTGAAGCGATTCATATGAGAAAATCGGATTCTGCGATGCTACTTGACACTGTGAAGTGTAATGTTCTGCTCAAGGAAGCCCGTGCGACCTTGGATGGACTCAAAGGAGAACTTAATGATGGAATATTTTCCATGATTAGAGAACTTTCAAGAATAACCTCTAAAGCGACTAAACCCCCTACTATGACTGCAACAGGAGATTGGGTGGATGGGAAAGGAAAGCCAATTTCCGACCTCTCTGCTTACCTCCATGGAACCGACGATGACTCTGTTGATGTTGAGGCTCAAGCTCTTTTTGAGCTCAACATGTTTAGGTTTACTTATGATCTTATCCCCCCTGTTTTGGCAGATTCATTTGCCAAAGTGGTTGATGCCATATTGGCTGATACTAGGAATTGGATGAAAACAATCCTTACTTTTGTGAAAAAGTATTGGAAAGTTTTTGGATTATTAGCCGTACTGATTGGAGTTTTTCTAATCTTTAAACTTGCTGATTTGCCCCTGTTTGGAACCAAGACGAAGATGACAGCATTAGCTGGAGTTGTGATTGTTTTGACGATGACAAAAGATACTAGTATTGATGTTATCGTTGAGAAAGTTAATGACATATTGGATGCCCAATTCGTCGAGGAAGAAGCCTTCCGTGCGCTACAATTAATTAAGCACGATGGTGATAGCCCCGGTGTTGTGGGACAAGCTGGAATAGTGACTGATGCTGAATGTATTGTCAAGCTGTTTGCAACTTGCCTTGGATTTACCCCCTCTGTTGAAGCTGTGAAGACATTTATGTCTTTTTCTAATGTCAGCTTTAGTATAATGAAATGTATGCAATCCTGGACGTATATTTTCGAGTTTTGTCGAAAACATGCTGCTAACATCATTGAATGGTTTGGAGCCAAGGATGCTGAGCGCACCCTTCTGAACTTTAAAGGATTTGAGAATGTGACTAAGGAATGGATTGCTGAGATTGCTGCTTTGGATACTATTGAGAAGCGAATTGAGTTGAATTATGATGAGAGTGTACAGGCTCGTGCTTATAAAGTGCGAGATACTGGTATTATGCTCTTGTCAGAAGCGACAAAAAGAACTGATCAGGCTATTCGATCTGCCGTTAACGTAATGTTGAAAACAGCTCGAGAGCTAGCCGCTATGGCTGAGAAAGCAAAAGGAAACCATGATATGAGAATTGACCCATTTTGTATTTCGATATTTGGAAAGCCCAGAATTGGAAAGTCTTCACATTTTAATGTGTTTGCTAATGACATTCTGGAGGAATATGATGCACGCAAAACTAACCGCGTGTTTACGACTCATAGCCATGCGAAACATTTTGATGGCTATTCCCAACAACCAATTTTCGAGATTGATGACTTTAAAGCTATTGGAGGACAATCTTCGTTTGATGCAGTTGAACAGTTTATGCTGGCCAAAAGCTCTGCGATATTTTGCCCACCAATGGCGCATTTGGATGCGAAAGAGATTCATTTTACATCTCCAATAATTGTTATGATCGGAAACGAAGGATGGCCCGAGATATCGCATCAAGCGACAACTCCCCAAGCCTTCTATGAAAGACGTAACAGTCATTGGAATATATTCCTTCGACCACAATTTGAAGGAATGAGTCTCTTACAGATTGGATATGATATTGTTTCTAAACATGATCATGTCTTTTACCAACGATATGACCCTGTGCGAATTGGTGTGGCTATTGGTGAACCTAAGACCTATTCCCAGTTTGTTAAGGAAGTTAAGGATGAGATGAGAAAGTATTTCATTGTCCAGAAGAAATTGTTGATTCAAGCTGGTGTTGAAGTACCCGTGATTTTGAGGAAACTCATTATTGATGGTGCTAATGATACACAAGTTGAATCTGCAGAGAAGAATGATTTGCTATCCGCTGTCATAAAGGATGCAATGATTGACTTTGATGCTGATGAAAAGAATCGTACTGGACTTGGATGTTCTTTTGGAGAAAATCCAGATATAGGTTTTATTAACCCTGTTCTGAGTTGGACTCAAGAGGATGTTGATCGTGTTAAACAACAATTGATGACGGATTTAAGAACCCAGAACAAGATGTATAACCCTGCCCGTAGCCAATTACTCCGGGTTTGTGAGATCCTAAAATCCACTGCTAGTAGAGTGAAACGGTTTCTCGATAGATACGAGATTCTGCGGATCTTGACCGCTATGGTCGGCGCGGGAGCCGCCTGGATCAGTATTAAAAGACTGGTTGAATGCTTCTATGGAGAAAAGCCTTCTGAGAACGAAGCCGAGGCATTTTATGCTTCTGGTGACGCACGTACGAAGCCTTCATCCCGTGGCAAAGTTGTTGCAAGACAGCCACTTCGTGTGGTTAGTGCGGCAGCTCGTGCTGAGGGCTCTGAAGATTCTAACACCCAAGCGATCATTCGTGATCGTCTACCCTGGAATTTATATACCATAAAACATGTCCGAGAACTTGGTGCAACTACTATGTTTTGTACTGGGATTCGAGGAAGATGTATTTTATTACCCCGACATTTCTTTACTGGAATTAAGATTAATGACCTTATTGTTTTGAGCGATGGAGAGATTGAGCATGAAGATCGATATGATCCTGCTCGTCTTTTCACATTTGAGAACGATGATGAGAATGGAAGAGTTTGTGATGTTGCTATTTATGAAATGGGAGCGAGATTTCCGATGCAAAAGCGCTTGGATCATTTGTTTGTATCCGAGCGTCAGTTGCACAAGATTTCGAGCTCGACTGGGACTTTAGTTCACACTCTTCCTGGATTTGGAATGAGTACTCGTGGTCTGTCTGTTAGCTACGGAAAGATCACTCCTGTTGATGCTGCTGATCCGATAAAATATAGTTATACAAAGGATGGTGAGGTTATGAGAATGAACTTACGATCTGGATGGAACTATTATGGTGAGACAAGAGCTGGTGACTGTGGAGCTGTGTTGCTTATAAACAACAAGCTTATAGAAGGAAAATTCATTGGAATACATGTGGCTGGTAAGCCAGGTGCAGGCCTTGGATATTCTGAGTTAGTGACTCGAGAAATGCTAAATGCTTTACTGGATGCGACTGAAACAGGCGCTATAAAAGGACCCGATTTTGACGACTCTGGAATCCTCGGGCAAGGATTGGAAATGCGAGTATCCCCTCAAGGATATTTTACTCCAATTGGTGCTGTTTTACCGCAGTATGCCCCTAGACAACACGAGAAGACCGACATTAGACCGACCCCAATTTTTGACAAAGTTCGACAACATGTGACTGAACCTAGTGTTTTGACAAACCGAGACCCGCGAAATAAGTCTGGTCATTCTCCATTGATGATGGGAATTAATAAGTATGGTCGTAAGACTGTGCCCTTTGATCCTGCTGTTAGGAGATATGCCAAGGCTGAAGTTGGATTGGAAATGACAATGCCCTTCCCACGTGAACGAACAATCAATTTGGATATGAACTATGTTTTACATGGTGATTCAACTGGTGTTAATGCGATGAATCTTTCATCGAGCCCGGGATTTCCCTGGGTATCGATGCGAAGAGGAACTGGAAAGAGCTGGTTGATTGACAATGACGAGAATGGAGTGTACACGTTAAAACCGGAATTGGCTAATGCTGTTTGTGTTGACTTGGATAAGTTAACTGATTGCCAGATACCTAATACTGTTTGGATAGATTGTATGAAAGATGAAAGACGGAAACTCAGGAAGATTGAGGAGGGAAAGACGCGTTTGTTTACAATTGCGCCTGTTCACTTCACAGTTATCACGAGAATTTTCTTTATTGACTTTATTAATGCTTTCCAGAGAAATAAGTTGAAGAGTTTCTCAGCCATTGGAATCGATTGTGAATCCTTTGATTGGGAGATGTTTTGGCGAAGAATGGAAGAAGTTTCCAATTCTGGATTTGATGGAGATTTTGGTTGTTTTGATGGCACTCTTTTCCCCGAATGCATGGATGATTGTAGTGAGATAATATCTGACTGGTATGATGATAATGTGGGCGGGATCAGAGTTGTTATCGGAGAACGAGAATATGTATGGACCCAACAACAATGCCGTCTGATAAGGAGAATGATTATTTCAATGATTATCCACACCTGTCAGTTGGTAATGAACACCCTTTATATGACCCATCAGGGTATGCCTTCGGGTTGTGCTCTGACAGTGATAATAAATACCATGGTTAATGCCATGTATTTGAGAATCGCCTTTTATTCGTTGGTAGGGCGACGTGAACCCGGATTGTACAATAAAACTGTGCGAGACGGGATTTATGGTGATGACAACGCTTTGGCTGTAGCTACGGAAATGCAGTCAATGTTTAATTTTGTTTCCGTTTCTAAGTTCTTTCGGGAGCACGGGTTGGAATATACCCCTGCCGAGAAAGACAGTGAGGGCGTTGCAATCAGACCACTTTCTGAGTTGGGCTTTTTGAAGCGCAAGACTGCTTGGTTTCAGAACCGCGTGCGAGTGCCGCAAATGGACAAGGATACTATCTATGAGATGTTGAATTGGGTTCGAGCCAAGGATGATGGGGATGTGGTTCCCCAACTTTACTCGAACATACGTGATGCGTCATGGTTTATGTTTTTCTATGGAATTAAGGCTTATAGGAGCTTTAGATTTGAGTTGAATCAACAACTTGAGAGAGCCGGACTCGATAAAAGTCCCGACTTTTTTGAGCTGTTTCACGAGAGTTTTATTTCCAAGATACAATAGGGATGTTATATTCCCAGATGGCGGCTTGTATCGGGCCCACGTGTATAATGCGTGTAGGATATTGCTAATTTATTAGTATTTATGTTCCGATCGCCGGCGGACTTATTTTATTTTGGAGTTTACGCAAATGACAATTTTTAAGAGCAGTAAGCCTGGTGAACGGTAGCGAACCTGGAGCGGTGATCCGAGCGCGCTTAGTTAATAAGACTAATTAACGCGTTCGGGGAGTGATAGGTTATCGGGCCGAGCACAAAGGTAAGCT